CCGAGAGATATTGGATCCCTTTGGATAACTCCTCATAATCATGTTCTGTTTTGGCCGTTGCGATACTTTCCTCGATATACCTTTTCGTGTAGTACTCAACCAAAGCCGGGCATTCCCCGACATGGAAGCACCGCTTCAAATCGTGATCGAAAAGATAAAGATAGACAAGCGAGAAGAACTGCGCCAGCTTCGTGCCGGGAAACATACCGGTATCCCCCTCGACGCTATCGATGATCTCATCAAGCCTTCGCAATAAATGATTATCCTTGATACGTGTCCTGAGCTGGCTTTTCAGTACAGGGTGATTGACGGTCGGATAGAAGTGGTGGATATCGCACAGGAGATAGTCGGTGGTACGTTCCGGATATTTTCTCAGGACCTTCCGGATCATCCTCATGTAGGCGTGGGGACCGCGTCCTTTCACCCCTCCGTAGGTATACGCGGAGAAGGATCTCGTAAAATAATCCTCCACCTCATTGAGCATCGCCCAGTGCTGGACATGATCCGGGAAAGGGAGCATCCCGATAAGACGTTTTTTCGGCTCATGGATGGTCATGAAACGATACGGGGAGGTTACGAACGTCCCGTTTTCAAAAGAGTATAGGAGATCGGAAAGGTTCTTTTCCAAGTCCGCCTCGAACTTTATTATGGCCTTTTTGCCATGCTTGTTCTTGCTGGCATGATCAAAAGCCTTGTAATAGTTTTCTTTCCGGGCTATATCCCCGGAAAAGTCACCTTTTCTCCTCATGGTGTCCCAAGTGTCTTTTAGTGTCCAGTGTCTGCAATCGCCATCGGGTCATGAGCCGTCGGTTTATCAACCTACCGGGACTATACCTTTAGCCTTGATTTTTTGTCCAGTGACAGGGTCTCTCCTCCACTTCTTCTTACTGAATAAATCAGCGGCATATCCTAGGGGCGACGACCAGTTCACGTTAGCGCCCGAGACCGCATTGTTACCATTGAGGTACGCTAAGCCGGCATTAGCACCGTTGTTCGCATGACCACGACGGAACGAACAGCGAAGGCCGGAAATAGCGTTGTCGTTATACCAACCGTCGCAATAATAGGTACTGGAGCTGCCGGAGGCGACAGTCGGGGCGGAGCATAGGTTCTGCATACTGAGCTCAGTGATATATTTCCAGCCACTGGGATCGTTCTTAGGAACCCTCGCGGCCTTTATCAGACCCTCGATCGAGTTGATGTTGAAAGCCGAGTAAAGGGACGGGGCGACATAATAATCTCCGCTACCGTCGGACAGCTTGTTTATCAAGGAGCCACGCTCGATCAGACCGATATGTCCGTAGAAGTTCTTCAAGCCGAGGAAGCAAGGGACGTGCGCTTGGTGGACGGTACCACCGTCCGAGCCCTTCACGGCGTAGTCGCTCACGCCGACCGAGTCCCCCAACTCGATCCCTACGCTCGTCGGAATAATCGGATAACCACCGTTATGGCTCGACCAAGGATCCCAAGACCATTCCGTAACTCCCTTACCGGTACCGCCCTGATATAGGCCATTGGAGTCCTTTACCGGGTTCAACGCGGACTGGCAATCACGGGTACCCATGATAAGGCGGTAGAGATAACCGACGACGCTGTTCGCGACGAACCAGCCGGATTCCCAGCCCTCACCCTTCTTGCGGGCGGCCGTGCCGAAAGCCGCGGCGTTCATGTTCGTGGCAACCATGCCTAGCTGCGTGTTGTGCTTCCCGTCCCTCGTCGCGTCGTTGTTCCCGCCACGATAACGGGGATCGTCACTGACGACGGAGACCAACGTGCCGCTCGTACGGTCCATGACGCCGGCTCCCAAGGCCGACGTACCCCCGGCCGGGATGTAATAGTTCAAATGACCCTCGATCGGGGTCGGGCTGACAGCCTCGTAATAATAGGTGGAGTCAACCCACCAAGAGTAGTAGTGGGCGTTCCAGCACCACAGGTAATCACCCATCGTGCCGTCCAAGGCAGCGGGACTGCCGTCGGCGAAACGACGGTGGTTCGTCGGGTCAAGCTTACGCCGGCTACGGTCAACGGACACGAGGTAGCAGCCCAGACCGATCACGGAGGGAAGATCCCGCAGGAAATCGATATTACCGTAAGCCTCGCCGACTGGCGTGCCCTGACCACGTTTCCAGCGACGGATAGCGACGTGCTTGTTCACGATCGATACCGCGTCGGCGAAAGGGATCTTAACCGACTCGCCCGTTTCCTTGGACACTCCCTCGATCAAATACTTGGAGGGCTGGCTCGTGTCGGCCAAGGGCAGCTGGTCGATCGTCTTGCCGTTATCGAAGGCCGTGATGATAGCGCGTACC